ACGCCGTTTTTATGACACCGCTAGAACAAGCCGCCGCCGTGTATCTGCGCGAGCCGTGCAAGGGAAGCTTTTATTCAGACATAAGAGCTCACCAATTCACGGGCTACGTGATAGACGAGCCGGATTTTTTTGCTATGGGCAGGCCAGTGCCCAGATGCGCGGATGAATCCCTAATCCTCGACCCCTGGCACGCTTTCGAGTTGGCTGAGTGTGACGCTTGGCTAGTCTGGCTAGTGGCTGGCGATGCGGCCAAGGCATGGCAAGCTTTCCCCTATCCTTTGCCTTGGGTGGGCTACGAGCGGGAAAACAAACTCAGGTGGAAAGAGTGGGCGAGGCTCGCTAGAATAGCGGCATGAGGACCGAAGAACTAGAGCCGTCCTGCCTGTGGCCAGCAGCAAAGAAGCTAGCGCAGTGGCTAGCTTGGGCGGCGGCGTTGCTTTATCTGGTTTTGTATTGACGCCCTGAAGGCTGGCTTCTTTTCACTTGCGCTCAAAGCGTTTGGCGTAGTGGTTGACCATGACTTGCGATCTTGGTTTTCCCATTCCCGGCCCTCACTTTGAGCGTGGGCTTTTCCAGCACGGCACGCTAGCCCGCCTGCACAAAGGAGGCGACAAGGGAGCAAGCGCACGATCTGAGGCGCTAGCTAAGCAGCAGATGAAGCAGCAGGCTAGCCAGCACAAGCAAAGCTTGGAGCTGATGCAGATGCAAATGGAGCTAGCAAACCAGCCCGTGCCCACACCGGAGCCAACGCCGCCCCCTGTAGTGGAGACAGCCGCAGACGTGGCGCAGGCAGAAGACTCTCTGCGCGACAAGCTTAGGAAGAAGAGCGGAAGGCGCACGGTTTACGCCGGACTTGGTGGAATAAATACCGCGCTGGGTAACGTAGGAAGCGCCGCCTAATGATCGCAGACGCCAAAGCCATCTCTGACAAGTGGGAAACGCTTGATGGTTTTCAAGCAACATGGCGTCCACGCTGGGACGCTATCCGCAGGCACACCCACCCCAGCCACGTAGTTAGCGCCAGCAAGCCAGCAGGCAGCAGCCCAAACGAGCCGCCCCGTTTATATGACATGACGATGGCTCACAGTCTGGTTGAGCTTGCCGCTGCCTTCATGCACTGGCTCTGCGATCCAAATGACCAGTGGTTCACGCTATCCTCCCCCATTGACGACCCGCAGGCTAAAGCTTGGTGCGATGGGGCCGGGGAATACATGCGCGATGCTCTAGCCACGTCGAATTTTTACGGACGCATTCACGAATGCTTTCTTGAAGGCTGCGGCCCCGGCACTACGGCTATCGTGACCGGACTCGACACCAGCCTTGAGTTTGAGAGTTGGCGTTGCGGAAGCTTCGTTTTTGAGGAAGACGCCAAGGGAAATCTTACGTGCATCATCTGGAAGCGCAGCCTTTCAGCTAAAGCAGCCTATGCCGAATATGGCGACGAGCTGCCGGAGAAAGCGCGCATGGACGCGCAGGACGTGCAGCGCCAAAACACAAAGCACACCTTCCTTACTGCAATCTACAAGCGCACGCCTGAAGAACTAGCCAAGGTCAGCCAAGAAGCAGCAGAGGCAGGCAGTGTTTATGCCCTGCCCTACGCTTTGGCCGTGCTACACAAAGACAGCAAAACCATAGTGAGGGAAACGGGATACCATGCAATGCCCTGCTCTGTGTGGAAATACGAGACATGGCCAGCAGATGAGGAGTCAGATGAAATGTATGGCTATTCCCCGGCTTGGCTAGCCTTGCCCGATGCGCGGAATGCTAACTATCTGCGATGGACTCAGCTAGAGCTTGCCAGTATCGCCAGCGGTCCCCGCCTGCTAGTATCCACCGACCATCAAGGCCCGGTTGATCTACGTCGAAACGGGATAACCAGAGTGGAAAACATGGCCAACGCGCCACGAGAATGGGCAACAGTGGCTAACTACCAAATCGGTGAAGACTCTTTGCAGCGTTGCGTGAGCGCGATTGAGCGCGTGTTTCAAAGTCAGTTGGTGCGGCAGTTTGGCCGGACGGACAAGGCAATGACCGCAACGGAAGTAACGGCCAGGATGCGCGAAACGCTCGCCATCTTTGCGCCCGTGGTGAACCTCTGCATGACTTCTTTCCTGAAGCCAATCCTAGAGAGCGTGTTCACGCAGCTCTATTACAAGGGACTTCTCTCACAACTGCCTAAATCAATGGCCGCAGCAGGGCAAGCCCCACTCGTGAAGTTTTCCTCTCGCCTAGTGCAAGCACTGGAGGCAATGAAGGCAGACGGCTTTATTGAGATGGTGAACCTAGGTCTATCCATGCAGCAGGCAGGGCTAACCGTGATTGACAACCTCGACCTTGACCAAGGATTCCGCGAAAGAGCTCGAGTGCTGGGAGTATCCAACGACACGATAGTTCCCGAGCAGGAACGAGACGAGCGCAGAGAGCAGGCCGCAGCAGCAGCAGCAGAGCAACAGCAGCAAGCAATGATGTTGGAAGCCGCTAAAAATCCAGAGCTTGTCAAACAGGTTTCGGCCGCTATGTAATGACACATGGCTTCGCTAATTGACGCGCTAGAAAAAACCCCCAGCTGGGAAGAAGCGGCTTCATCTTGCCTAGCAACTGAGGCTGGAATGAAGATGCTGGAGATTATGTGCCAAGTAGCGCACCCTCTGGCTAACCCTTTCACGGTTAGTAAAGACAGCACAGAAGCAGCCGTCATAGCCGGACGCCAAGAAGTTGTTGCCGCTCTTTTTAGACAAAGCCCCACTCAGAGAATACCATGCCCACCATCTCATTCCTCCCCGAAACAGGCGTCATCACGAAAGACGGCGAGCAAATAGCCCATGCCAGCGGCTCGACAGTGACAAGCTGCAAGGTTATCGCGCCTCGCCATAAGTCAGAGATCAAAGGGCTGATGGGCGTTGAGTCCATCACTTGGCAAGTTCTGGAGCCGGAAGAGTCACCGCGTGAAGTGGCAATAAGCTGCGACTACACGGAGCCGGAGCCCGTGGCAGGAGCCGTGCTCGCTAAGCTCGATGAACCCAAGCCCAGCGCAGAGACACCACCACCACCGCCGCTAGACCCGCGCCTAGGCTGGCATACTCCCGGCTACCCAGAATGGGCCAAGGCACACGCGCCGGAGATATGGGCCAAAATGAAACTTGCTTCACCCTGCACCTACGGAGGTAATGAGTAATCGACTATGGACACGACCACAACACCAGAGACACCAGCAGCAACGCCGCTTGAGGGCAGCATTGTTTCCCAAATCGCAACGCCAGAGGCAGCGCCAGCACCCAGCGCCAAAAGCTGGGGAGATGTATTTGACGCAAGCAATGGAGCGCTGAAAGAAGGCTGGGAAAACCTAGTCGATGAGAAACACAGGGGGCTAGTCAAAGACACCCGCGACCTACCCACATTGGTGAAGCGCCTGCACGACACCACGACCAGCCTACGAGGGAAGCAAGAAGGGCTAGTCAAAGTGCCAGGAGAAGGTGCAACACCGGAAGAAATCGCAGCCTTTCACAAGGGCTTAGGCGTACCGGAGAAACCCGAAGACTACGACTTCACCCCACCAGAAGGAGCTGATTGGAACACCGATTTAATCGACCAGTTCAAGCCCGTTTTTCACAAGCTGGGAGTGCCGCCCAAGGCCGCGCGTGAGTTAGCGGCAATGCACGAACAACTAGTAGGCGAGCAAGTAAAGGCTGGCCAAGCCAGCGCCAAAGAATGGCTATCCAGCCAAACGAACGAAGTGATTCAACACTTTGGCGGCAAGCCGCAGGCACTAGAGACAGTGCGCGCTATCCTCGCCGATGGGGAAAAATACGGGCTCACCCCCACCAATACGGACTTTCTCCCGGCCAACGTGTGGAAATACGCAGGCGACCTGGTAAAGGAGCGTAACGACTTACGCGCTCAGGTAGAGGCACTGCGCGACCCAACCAAACCCACAGGCCAGAAGGCAGGGGCGGGCAATGTGTCAGCCCTGAGCGTAGAGCAGTTGAAAATGGAGGGAGCGCAAGGCTTAGCGGATCCGCGCTATATGTCTGACCCCACCTTCAGAGCAGCGATTGACGCCAAGTTCGCCGAAGCCTCGCGAAGAATGGCTCGCTAGCCTGCCACCACCACACCAAGAGAAGCGAGGCTAACCCCTCGCTTTTTTTGTGATTTTCCGCTTGCTTCAAAAACTTTTGGCTTAGCCTTCCCCCATTAGCAGACCGTTCCGCGCTTCCCTGCGACGCTACGCTCCCCCTGTGCGGCCCTCTGAAGAGGCTTCCCGTGTCACAAGAGCCCCCTTGTTTCACTCATTCCTCTTCACAATTATATGGCTTCACAAGCAATCCCCGCCGATTTCGGCATTAAGTTCGCTTCCTCTTGGGAGTTGCAACAGCAACAGATGCAGTCTAAACTGGCTGGCACTTTCGTCACTGACTCCGCCATCGGAGATGGCGTAACAGAGCGCTGGGTCAAAGACCTCACCGGAGATTTCGCCTTCGCGGAAAACAACGGACGGTTCGGGGAACTGAACGCAACCGAAGTGACCAGCGAAGACCGCCGATTGGTTATTCGTTCCTTTGAGTCTGCAAAGAAGTTCGACAAGAACGACCGCGTAAACTTAGAGAACGCATACCTACCGCAGTCCGAAACCATGCAGAGCCTACAGGCTTCATGGGGTCGCCGCCAGGACCAAATCATCATGGCCGCGATTTCCGACACGGTTTATGTTTCGCCGCGTGAGGCACCTGTCGCCACCACCCTTCCCGCGTCTCAGACGATTGCAGTGAACTACGTGCTCCCCGGCCAGACGGCAGCTAACAGCGGTCTCACCCCTTGGAAAATCCAAGAGGCTTTGCGCAAGCTAAAGACTGCCGAAGTGGACGTGACCGTCGAGCAGCCCGTTCTTGTCATCTCCCCTGCACAAGAGCGCGACCTTCTCGTCTATGTATCCACGGCGCCTAACAACGTGTGGGCAACGATGATCTCGAAGTATTTCGAGAACCCGATGGGCGGCTTGATGGGCTGCAAAGTTATTGTGAGCAACCTGCTCACCGTAGCGTCAAACGTTCGTGACTGCCTGCTCTATACCCCCAAAGGTATTTTAGCAGCTCAGAGCAAGTTTGAGTTCAAGGTGGACGAGCTGCCTACACAACGGCACGCAATCCAACTGAGCGTTTATGCTCGCTTCTCCGCAATTCGCCGCTGGGACAGTCGCGTCACCCTCATTAAGTGCGACGAAACCCCATAACCAGTCACCCTAGCAAGGTAAAGACAGAGACATCTAACTAACCAGGCACTATGGCTAACTTCCCTTCCACCTACTACACAGCCCAAACCGCAGTAAGTCCCCGCAACAACGCTCCCAGCGCTGATTCGGTAGACCAAAGCACCGAAAACGCTGTGCTCACCGTGACCATTCCAACAGGCTCAACCATCGCCGCAACGGACTTTGCTCCGCTGATGCGGATTGTTAAGCCAGGGATGCAGGTCATTCCAGAAAAGTGCCGCATCCGGTGCAGCGTAACAAGCAACGACCTCAAATGGACTCTGCAATACATAGACACCGCAGGCACTGCAACCAACCTATCAGCGGAGTCTGGAGCAATGACGAACGCCGTCATTACTCTGGCTTCTCCTTCCGCAACAACCCTGCCCCCTACTCTTGCAGTAGGCGGCTATCTGCGGCTTGACCCTAGCTCTGTGACCACAGGCGCGGCAGCTACCTACCAGGTAGAGCTTGAGTTTCGTGTAGCAGGCGGGCACTAGGTTCACCCCTAACAAGGCCCGCGCTTTGCAGTGATGCAGGGCGCGGGCTTTTTTGATAACCGTTATGACTGAAACAGACGTAGCAAACTTAGCGCTTTATCAGCTAGGCGACCACGGGGCTCTTGTTAATCTAGCCACCGACACCACGCCGCAGGCCCGTAAAGTGCGGCTATTCTACGAGCCCCGCAGGGATGCTTTGCAGCGCATGTTCCCCTGGAACTTCTGCATTGCTCGCTCCTACCTTACGCCTGTATTCGTCGCCATCACATCGCTCACGAACAGCAGCGGCAAAGTGTTAGTGACGCACAACAGCCACGGCTTAAACACGGGTGACAGGGTGACAATCAAGGACGTGGCGGGCATCACGGCAAACGGCACTTGGAGAATCACAGTTCTCACTAACCACACCTACACCCTCGACGGCTCAGCCTTTTCTGGTACAGTCACCGCCACGGGTAGCTACCACGTAGCGCCTAACAGCAAGTGGGCTTATCGTTATCCCAAGCCAAACGACTGCCTACGCGTCCACCAAGTGAACGGCAATTACGCCAGCGTGAGACAGCCCGACTTTGACCTTGAAGGCGACTACATCGTGACTGATGCCGCCACGGTGGAGTTGCGCTACACAGCCAAGCAGGACGACCCAGAAAAGTGGGACGCTCTTTTTTTGCAAGCCTTCGTTCACGACCTCGCCGCAAGTCTCGCTATTCCGCTGAGCCAATCAACCGCGCTACGCCAAATGATCGAGTCCGACCGCGACAAGATCATTCAGCAAGCCAGGGCTTCAGACGCTTTTGAATCAGAGAGTTGGGTGATTTTGCCCAGCCAAGACACAACAACCGCAGACGTGAGAGCCGGATTATGGGACGCCGTTTAATATCTTCATTCAACGGGGGCGAGATGAGCCCGCTACTTTCTGCGCGTCTTGACACGGAGCGCAGCCTGAATGGCTGCCGCATCCTGAAGAACTTCATTCCAAAGACGCAGGGCGGGGCGATTCAGAGGCCGCCGCTTCATTACGTTGGAATATCTCATAACCAATCATTAGGGGAAAGCGCCCTTTTTCCATTCCAGTTTTCCACCTCTGCCAGGTATGTTCTAGAGATTGGCACAACAAACATTAAAATCTGGTCAATGGACGGCACAGAGACAAGTGTGATTTTTCCAAGCGGAGTATATCACTACATGGTCAACCCAAGACAGTTGCAGTTTTTCCAAGAGAATGACGTGCTGTGGTTTGCAGGAAGCGATATTTACCCGTTTACCATCACCCGTGAAGAGTCAGGCTGGATTTATCGCTGGGTTTCCCCAGAATGGCCAGCGCTGGTCATTGACACGTTTGCCGAAAGCTCGGGAACTAGACCTTTGTATGGTGTAGTTTTTTCAGGCTCGCTAGCTAGCACCAACACGACTGCCGCTTTCCAACGCCAGTATAAAGACTTGGAAATCAGAACAACAGGAACCGCGTTTGTTGGAACTATACAACTTCAACGCAGAACCCCACAATACACAGACGCGACAGGAGCCGTCATACCTGCATCCGCATACGTTACTGCCACAACTGTCACAAACGCATCATTAACAGATGAGCTAAGGGCAACTTACACGCACGATATAACAGCGGCCATTGTCTTGTCAGATAGTAACGTCGTATTCCCAGAATATCGTCTAGTAATAACTAGAACAAGCGGTTCTGGCACTGTCAATGTTCAAGCAGTGGGAGCATTTCCAAGCCGCACGATTGGAGGCTCATTCCAAGTTAGCGCAGTCTCACCAATAAACGGCTTTGCGGTGGCAAAATGGAGTCATGGCGGCATCATGTCCAATGAATGGGCTGGCCTTGGCGGCACGGGGGAAAATAACGCTGCCATGATCCAAGTGCGGCACGCGCGAGACACCGCAAAGCTCGCTCTCGGGCTTTCCGCTAGTGGCACAAGTTCAACCATTCAAATTACTGGAGAGGTGTCCCTTGTTACGGTGGGAACTTGGCATGGGACAGTCAACCTTCAGCAGTTAGATGAAGTTAGCAATACATGGGAAACCCTGCAATTCTGGGATGGCAGCGGCAACCGCAATGTATCCGCCACGGTGGATATTGAAGGAAGTGACCGCTCATTAAGGCTTAATTTTGTTGATGCCGCAGGCACTCCCAGCGGAACCCCCACCGCTTACTTGCAGGCCATAGAAAGCAAGGCAACGGGGCTTGTTCGCCTTCACCGCCAGCCTGGCTGGCCACTTCTTCAGCCGCCCTCAATGGCTGACTGGTGCGTTGTTAGAATTCTGAAAAGCCCCTACGCCACAACGCCAACCCGCTATTACAGCTACAACGCATGGAGGCCAGCGCAGGGCTACCCTAGGGCAGTCACCAAACATGAGCGCCGTTTGTGGTTTGGAGGAACTACTTTGGAACCGCAAAACCTATGGGCCAGCGAGATAGACGAGCCCCAGAACTTTAGCCTTGGCAACGACGACAACTCCCCATTGTCCATTCAGCTAAGCTCTAACAATTTCAACGAGGTGCAATGGATTCTGAGCCAGTCGGACGGCTTAGCAGTCGGAACCCGTGGCGACGAATGGGTGATAACTGGAGGAGACGCTAGTAAAGCTATAACTCCATCCAGCGTCATGGCTAGAAAGCAAAGCAGCTACGGAAGCGCTAGCATTGGTGCTATCAGCTTTGATGATGTTGCCTTATTCGTCCAACGTGGGGCGCAGAAAGTTAGGGAGTTTTCATATTCTTTTGAGAACAACAAGCATGTATCAGTGGATTTATCAGTGTTTTCCGAGCATCTGCTAAGGGCCGGAGTCGTAGAGGTAGCTTATTCAAGCTCACCTGATGGCGTGCTTTATTGCGTTTTAGCAAACGGCACAATGTCTTGCATGACTTATGAGCGGGCTCAGGGCGTAGTTGCTTGGTTCACCGTCGAAACCACAGGAGGGCTTTTTGAATCTGTGGCGGTAATCAACGGGGAAGATGGACAGTCAGACGAAGTATGGGTGATAATCAACCGAGGCGGCACGCGCACAGTAGAACGCTACCGTTCTAATTGGTGGGGCTTAATCAACGAAACAGCAGGAGCTAGTACGGTCTATCTGGACGCCATGCAGACCATTGTTTTAACGGGGCTTATTAACCCGACGCTGCCAGCCGCCGCATGGATGGAAGGCCAGCAAGTGCGGGTGATAGGGCTAAGCAGCGCGGGAGTTCGCACAGACTACGGGCTAAAAACCGTATCCTCTGGACTCGTTACCATTGGCAGTATTAGCAACCCTCAGCCTAATGGCACTTACTATCTAGGCTACACCTATGAGGCAAGGTTGAAAACGATGCCGATGGAGGCACAGCTGCCGGGAGGCTCTGCCCAAGGGATGCGCTGGAGAATCAGCCACCTCACCGCAGAGATTTTCCGCACAGGTGCAGGACAGTATAGGAGCAACAGCTCAATGTCTTGGGAGGATTTGCCCATCTCAAGCCAAGAGAGTTTGGAAGTCTCCCCAAACACCTACGGCCTTTTGAAAACAGGCAAAGTGCAAGCCTACGTCCCCGGCAGCTACGTGCTAACTGTAGACATGGAATTTCGCAACGACTCGCCGCTGCCCTTGAATATCCTCGCGGTGACGCCTATCGTGGAACCCTATGGAAGCTAGCTGGAACGTCCGAGCCGCAACGGCTGAAGATCACGCGATTTTCTCCGAGTGGTTTGACGCGCACAACGAACCGCGCCCTCCCATGAATTTTCTTCCACCTGACTGCTATATCGTAGAGAGAGACGGTGAGCCAGTGCTTACCGCCTCGTTTGCTCTCACCTTAGCAACACCCGTTGCGTATGTGGACTACGTGTGCAGCAGGCCAAAGACAAGCGGGCTTCTCGTAGCCAAGGCGGTGAAAAAGGCTGTGGCATTTTTTTGGGAAAACCACGGCGGGCCGTATGGGATTATCAGAGGATTAGCCAAAGGCCCACTAGCCAAGGCAGTGAAGAAAACAGGCGCAACCGTAAACACCAACCCCTCAAACGAAGTCTTTTTTTTATGGCATGGCCAATCGTAATTGCAGCCGCATCACTTGCTACAGGCGTAGCAGGCGTGGGCTATAACATCTACCAAAGCAACAAAGCCGCTTCAGCCGCCGAAAGCCAAGGACGCATTCAGCAGATGCTAGGGCTACAGGCTGCACGCCAGCAGGCCGAGAGCGGCAGGATGCAGAGCCAGATTGCTCTTGCCCAAGCGGAGACGCAGAAACGCGCAGGCATGGCCGAGGCCGAAAAGCTCCGAGCTGATGCGCGAATCAATGCCGAGATGAGCGTTGAGGAGCAGCGCCGCCAGCGAATTGTTGACCGCAAGTTGCAAGCCTCACAAGTCGCAGCACAGGCAGCAAGCGGGCTTTCCACCGTGGGCACGCCGCTGGAGGTGATGGCCGAGACTGCTGGGATTCAGCAGCTCCAAATTGTGGAGACTGCACGACAGCGGGAAGTGGAGCGCAGACAGATTCTCAACCAAGCGCAGGCCGCAGAATACGGAGCTAGCCAGATGGGGGGAACAGCGATTGACGCACAGCTGCAAGGCATCGCTTCCATAGCTCAGGCGAATCAGACCCGCTACAACGCCATGTTGGCACCGATACAAGCCAAGCTCCAAGGGGCCCAATACAGGGCGCAGGCTATCGGCTCCGCGCTGTCTGGCATCTCCAGCATGGCAGGCAGCGCTTACCAATTCGGCAGACAAGGCGCATTTACCCGCACAAAATGATTCCCACACTACAACGCGCTCAGGTGCAGCAGAGCAACGCTATAGTCCCGCTCAGTAATAGCCGAGCGCTACAGCCCTACCAGTCAAACCAAGCCGCCGCCACTTCCCGCGAGGTGAACGCGCCCATCGAAATTCTCGACACCGCGAGGACTCAGTATCAGAAGGGGCAGGCGATAGGCCAAGGGCTTCAAGAAGCAGGCTCTAATCTGGCAAGAATCGCCATGGCCGGACTGGAAGCGAAGAACTACGCGGACCTGCACGAAGCCAAGACCAAGGCCGATTCAGTCATGGGCGAGCATCTGGAATGGCGGATGAAACACCAGGGCGAACCGGGGCGATGGGCCAAAGATTTTGAGGAGCGATTCACGGCTGCACGTGGAGCACTCGACGCCAAGCCTTTTGCGCCCGTAGTAAAAGACCAGCTGAAGCTTGACCTTGATTCCATGTTTCAGGCGGGGAGAACGCGCACTCTGTTAGATGCTACGAAAGCGGAGGTTGACCGGGGTGTTGCCGTGGCTGATGCCGTGGTTCAGACCGGAGTAAGGAACGGGGATATGGCGCAAGTGGAAGAAGGGCTTGCTTCTTTCTCTCAATTCACCGGAGAGCCCGCCGAAGTGACGGAGAACCGTAGACAAATCTACGCTGGCAAGGTGGGGGCTTCCCAGCTCCAGGCCGCCGAAGCAGAGCTTGTGATCTTTAAAACCAACCGAGACTTTGGCAATGCTGCCGGATTCGTGGAGGGCATTGAGAAGCCGGAAGGCGTGCCAGAAAAAGACTTTGACCTGTGGAAACGGGGGCAGTTGGCAGAGCTGAAGCTGAGTGAATCCGCAGACCGGGCAGACCAGATCATGAGCGCGAGCCCTAGCGAGTTCTTAACAAAGGCCCAGCGTGGAGAGTTTGACGCGCTGCCTAAAACCGTGCAACTAGCCAAGATCAAAGAAGCCGAGCAGTTACGCGAAACCTTGGCAGGCAACGAAACCGTGGAGGCTCGCAGGATGATAGAGCTAAGCGTTGCCAACGAAAACATTGACAGCGTGAGCATGGAAACGCTATCGCCAATGCTCAAAGAGGCTACCCCGTGGCACCGTGAGCAGGTCAGAGAACAACTAGAAATTGCCAAACTCAAAGGGCCAGTAGGCAGTAAGCAGGCGATTGCTAAGCTCTACTCCAAGCAGGAGGCCTTAATGCTTCAGGCCAAGACCTTCCAGCCAACGGGAGACGCAGACGCAGACAATATGAGGGCGAGCCGTATCAGGCTAGCGGCTTCATCACTACCCGCAGACCTAGCCAAGCCTATTGACGATGCCCTAACCTCTATCATGGATGGCGACCCCGTGGCAGTCTCCAACGGTGCAGCAATGGCCGTAGTGAAACAAAACATAGAGCTTGGCGGATTAGGTCCGCGCACCGTGCCAGTGCTAAGCGCAGACGGTAAGCAGATCATGCGCGAGGCTAAGGAGGTGGGAGAAGTGAAAGGCTTCATTTACGATACGGAATACTACGAAAGCGCAGAAGGCCCGCCGATTACAGAGCAGGGAATGATTCCCCTCACTGAGCTGAACCCCGTAGTGGTGGCCAAAGAAAAAGAAGTGATGCAGAAGATAGAGAAGGAACTGAACAAGCAGCTAGCGACAAAGCCGGACATGACAGAGCAGGAGAAAACAGCGCTCGCTCTAAAAATCTACACTGCCAATGGGGGCTCTTTGAAGATGAAGCCACAACTAGAAAGCCCCCTTTTCAGAACACCTGCATTGAATCAAAACCGCACCTCGCTAGACTCCGCGCTCGAAACGCTTTACAAATATGCCAAGTAACCTCATTCCCGAGGCTGACGCCTTCCTCATAAGCCAGCATATAGACCAGATGCCGGAGGAGAAAAAGGCGCAAGCTGCGGACGTGCTGGGAAGGTATCGGCGGCAGCAAGATCGGCTTGGCGTTCCGCTTTTTCCCAATGAGCAGCGCAAGCAGTGGGATGAAACCAAGAGCTTTCTTGGCAGCTTTAACGACCTCGACGCACTGGACAAGGAAGACGGAATTTATGCTGAGTCTGAGCGACTAGCTCCCGGCACTGGCGTGTCGCTGAAAAAGCAGACGCGGCTAGGGCAGTTCCTTTCCCGGCGCTACGGAGTGAGTAGCGTTGAAGCGCTCACCAACCCGCTCTACAAAGCCGATTACGCAAACAAAAAAGGGCTCAGCTCTTTCACAGACGACACGCTTTTCGACAAAGCGAACGAGGACGTGACGCAGGAGAACAACACGCTGAGCTTCCGCCGTGATCTTCTCAACAAAGCTTATCAGTCAGCCTTCACCACGGACAGCACAACGAATGCAGTCTTGGCATGGCAAAACGAAAACAAGGAGCAACCCGGCTACAATGGCGAGCGTGTGAGCGAGTTCATGTCAGCGCACATTCGCGCCCGTGACGTGATGTGGAAAGTAGACGCGGAAGAAGTAGTGAAGGCACTGGCTACGTCAATGCAGGACTCGACAGAGTATGGAACGCCGGGGTTTCCAGTTGAGGGGAAAGAAGAAGCCGCTGCCAAGATAGAGCAGTTCAAGCGACAGCTACTCACCCTAGACGCCGACGAACGCGCCCTTGCAATCCAAGGCATCGCGATCAAAGCCGAGGCGCTAGGCAAAGTGGAAGGCGCAGACAAAGACTATATCCAACAGGGAGCAGAAGGCTTTGCGCGTTTGTTCACCGACTTTGAGGGAAGAAATAGAGAGGTTGCTATTTCCAAGATTGACCCTGCCGCCATAACCCTAGGCACCGAAGAAGTGAAGACCTTGGAGCAGGCCCGTGAAATCTTGCTGAGCCGCGCAGAATCCGCCGAGCCCATTCCATTCTTACCAGGGAGAGAGTTGCTTGGTGGGGTGAAGAGCGGGCGCTTGCCCACTGAAGCCGAGGAAGACCTGCTGGCGCAGGCCCAAGCCGAAGAGCTAAGGATGCGCGACATTGAGCTGGAGATAATGTCAGCTCAAGAAGCCGCCGACCCTGTAGGACTAGACACCGCCGGAAAAGTAGCAGCAGGGCTAGGCACTAGCCTTGGACTCATGGCCGGAACTCTAGCCACACGTGGCGCAATCGTGCCAGTGTGGGCTGAGGCTTTCAGCGCAAACAACTACCGCGAGTTAAGACGTAGCAATCCAGAGATACCAAGGGAAGCCGCTAAGCTAACGGCAGACACCGCAGGAGCGCTAGAGGCAGCGCTTGAACTCATTGACATTCCAATTGCTAGTAAACTACTAAACGTCAGGCAATTAGTAAAAGGGGGGCTCACTAAGGCGGTGGCCACGCAAGCGGCTCTAAAGCTTGGAGCAAGCTACGCAGCGGAGAACGTGCAAGAAGCCGTTCAAGACTTGATGCTTCCGCTAATGAAGCAAGCCCTCGCCTCAGACGTGCCGGGGGTGGACTTTAGCACCGATCTTGACCAATGGGCAAAAGGGCGCGGAATCGTAGCCCTCACCACTATTCCCCTCACCATGATAGGCGCAGGGGTGGCAACATTCGCAGACTACCAGACAGGCCGCGACCTTGGCAGGCTGGCCGAAGTGCTAGCTCTGAAAGGCGCAAAGCCGCAACTCCAAGAGGCTATTGTGAGCCTAGTTCAGCAAGGGAAAAGCCAAGAAGCAGACACGCTATGGAAAGCCCAGCAAGAGAACCTTGACAGCGGCATTGCAGACGCCGCAGCGCTGAAATACACCGAGCTTGCGGATACGATCAAGCAAACTGCGGACGCCCGCAAACGCGCCCAGGAGAAGCTAGTCAGCCGCATCGACTATGACGGGAAGCAGTGGGCTATAAAAATGATGGACGGCAGCACCGTGCAAGCCGACAGCATTCAAGCCGTGGACGCCCTGCTGAATGAAGTGGGGCTAGCTCGCAGGCAGGAGGAAGCGTCAATTCTGATTGAGGCCGCGCAGTCTGGCCAGCAGCTAGCGTCAAAGGATGAGCGCGTGCAGGCTGAAGTTAGCCTACGCCCAGAACTATTCCGCCTCATGCGGGATGGCTATATCTCCGTGTATGATCCACGGCTTGGCATGGAGGTCAGCCGTATGGATGCCGCCGGACAGGTGGCCGAGGCGAACGAAGAAGCCAAGCTTCTACCAGCAGGACAAGGCGGGGACATTCTAGGCGCGATCAACGGATTCACCGAGGAAGAAGCCATTGCCAAAGTAGGAAACGCCACGAAGTCAGTCCTTCGTAAAATGTCAGTAGCCACGCCGGGGGATGGCGTTAGGCCGCAAGCCATCACGCTAGCTCACGAAGTGGTGGAGCCCATAATGGTGCAGATGGTCAGAGACGGGAGAATGACAGAGGCAGGAATGAGGCAGGCCGCTCTTTCCCTCTCCAAGTTCGTCAACCCTGCCCAAATACGCGACAGCGCAGAGAAACAGTTAGCCGAGAACCTGCACGCCGTGGCGAAAGGAGAAGGTAGCTGGACGATGCTACGCGAGACGGTGACAGAGTTCATGGTGAGGGATATTCTAGGCCGAGGGAAGAGCGGCATCGCCAAGCCGGGGAGCTTTGAGGCTCTGATCTACCAAGCAACAATGGCCGCGCAGACGAAACAGGAAGCGCAAGAGCTTACCAAGCTAGGCAGGCTGCTAGCAGCGACACGCCGATTCCTAGCGAACATATTCAGGACTGTGGCGATGGTGAACAAAGCCCGCAGATCAGGGCAGGCGGACGACTTCTTTGCCATTACCGATGCAGTGCTAGGCACCACAGAGCAGGCTCAATTTGAGCAGGAAGTGAAGCAGGAGCTTGTGCAGGAAATCGAAGGGCTGGACGCAGACCCGTTTAGCGTTACGGCACCACGCGCCACGCCGCAGGATGTTAGCAACGTGATACGCCTGCCGGACGGCGCGGAGATGATAGGGCCGACTCTGTTCAGCGTCACCGCCTACCACGGCACCCCGCATAAAGTCGATAAGTTCAGCCTTGAAAAAATCGGCACGGGCGAGGGCGCGCAGGCTTACGGGTGGGGGCTTTACTTCGCGGAGAGCGATGAAGTGGCAAGAACTTATGCCAAAGAAAACACGGCAGCTAGCGGCTACGCTCAAATGGCGTTAGACTTCAAGGGCTCGGCAAAGGAAGCTATCCAATATTTGAAATCCGATTCTTGGGATCAATCAAATCAAAGTGTTCAAACAGCTATCAGGCTTTTGCAAACCACTGGAAGCAGTGAAGGCAACCTCTACACCGTAGAGCTTCTTCCCGATAAAGAAGACTTCCTTGATTGGGACAAGCCGCTGTCAGAGCAGAGTGAGAAGGTGAAGGCTGCGATTGGTTTTGATAACGAGGCCGCTGTAAAATACAAAGAAATTCAAGCTCGAATGGCCGACCTTATGCGGGAGACGGGAGGGCTTGATTCCGAAGAATGGGACGCGCTTAAACAAGAGGCGCAAAATATTCGTTCCACAAAAGGGGGGACGCCTCTTCGAGAGGGTTCTGATTTTTATCGAGAACTAGGCGACGCTGAATCAGCGTCTAAAAAGCTCGCATCACTCGGCATCTCCGGCATTCGCTACCTAGACGGCAGCAGCCGAGGAGCAGGAGAAGGCACCCACAATTACGTAATCTTCGACGAGAAGCTAGTCAAGATCATCGAGGAGAATGGGCAGAAGGTGGAGGAGAGTAGATTTACCGCCAGCATCTCCCCCGCGCAAGACTCCGCTTATCTCGACGCTGTGAAAGCTGGGGACATGGAGACTGCCCAGCGGATGGTGGACGAGGCGGCGAAGGCTGCGGGGTATGATCGAATGCTCTTTCACCAGACGCACAAGAAAAACGTGCCGAAGATTTACGCAAAGGGATTTGACCTGAATATCCTCGGAGCGCGTGAATCTGACAATGAAATGCCAGATGGTGTCTTTCTCAAGCCTGACGAAACAAATATTAGAGTCGGAGCCGCAGACGCAAAAGACATAAGCCAAATGCGGCTTTACGCTCGACTGGAAAACCCGCTGATTTTCAACAACCGCAAAGAGCTGTCTGAGTTCGTTCAATCGAAAAACCCTGCCTTTGGAAAGACGCAGGCCGAATTTACGAAATCCGACAAGGCAATCGTTGCGGACGTTGATAGACTTGAGGCGGAAGCAATAGCGTTGCCAAAAGGCAAAGAGCAAGACGCAGCATGGGAGCGATACTTCGCCGAAAGCGACATCATCTTCGAAAAGGGCCGTGCGTCGCTCAACGAGATTGCCGCGAGAGCGCGAGCAATCGCGACAGCAGCAGTGAGAGCAAGTGCGGACGGGATTATTGTTTACAATGACGCTGGCAGCTTCGGCAGGACTACAACAACGGTGGTTGCGCTGAATCCATCACAAATAAAATCCGCCGACCCCGTCACCTACGATGAGAACGGCCAAGTGATTCCTCTGAGCCAACGGTTTAACGAGCAGAGTGACAATATCAATTATAGCATTTCCCCCACCAGCACGCTAGAAAGCCTCAGCTCAGTTTTGCGGTCCAAGCTCGACCGCAACCCAGAGAAGAAGCGGGAGTATGCCAAGGAAGCGGCTAGACGACTGAAGGCACAAGCCGACAAGTGGAGCACTGACCGCTGGACGCCCAAGGGGGATTTGATTAGACCGCTGAGTGAGAAGCTGAATAAAGGCGAGCTTGATAAAGAGGAGGCCCGCCGCAGAAAGGCTTTGCGTGAAGAGAAAGACAACATCTTCACGGGAGAGGTGGAGGCGCGCTTCCAAGGCATTGAGCAGCTTGACCCGAAACTCTGGAACCACACGCTAGCTAGCTACGTGTTCCGCAGGGCAGGAAAAGGGCTACTGCGTGGTAAGATAATTAGCCCGCAGAAGTGGAGAGCCCAGCAAGAAGAGCGGGTAATGATGGGTGAAGCTAGCACCATCCCCGGCGACTATGACGGAGCGCAGGACTTGCCCGCTTGGTTATTCGGTGGAGACGTGGACGCCAACCGAGTTGCAGACACGATATGGAACGACCAAGAGCAGGGCTTACTTTCTCAGCGGATCCTCGCCGAGAACGACCCCAATGCACTTTGGGCGGCGATGGCTGACATGCTCAGCACCGTAGAGGGCAACCGTGAGCAGTGGAAGGGATACAGCGAGGAGCTACGCGAGGCTAGGAACAATGCAGCTACCCAAGCCCGCGAAGAAGCCGCCGCATGGAGAGCCGAGCAGGAAGCGATGCAGGCCAAGAACTGGAGCCCGATGGAAAGCCTGAAGCGCGACCTGAAGGCCCAAGAGCTAATGCTTGCTGCATTCCCTTCCGCCGTGAGGGAGAAAGCAGGACTTGGATGGGCTAGCCTTGCTGCCTTGAAAAGCGAGAAGAGCAGGCACAAGGAGCTTTTGAAGCGAGCCGAAAAGCTGGCGGATGCGGTGGAGAGTTATCTGAGGGAAACTTACCGCGAGCAGATCGAAGCCCTTTTCAACGCAGCCGCTCCAAATAAAGAGGCAGGCAAGAAGCCAACGGCCAAGATAGACGCCACCGTTGGCGACCTCGTAGAAGCGGCAAGGGCCAGCATGAGCCTAAACCAAGACGAGACGGACGGCAGCCTGGCAGAGCTAGACACGCGCCTAGCTTCCCCAGACATTACGCTGGAGGATGAAGTGAGGCTGCTGGCTGAGCGGAATCTGGTTGAGCTATTCGGCAACTCCAACCGCATCACCGAGGACACCGGACGGAAGGACAAGAACGGGAAGCCCATCTACCGCACAGCCTACGCCGGGGCAGATTCCGCGCAGCTAGAGGCCGCGCACGATGCCCTTTATACGTTGGTTGAGCACGGGCTAGCGCTATACCGCGCCAAGACCGAGGCGATACGCGCACGCCGCGAAGAGAAGCGGACTAAGTTTAAGGCTCTCACCAACCGCAAAGGCTGGGACTCAGAGGCCGACGAGCTAGCCAAAAACGCCGCTCAGTTTGGTAGCCGCGCCTTTGACTGGATGCTGGACGGCTCTAGCTTTGAACAGTGGATGTTCTACACTTTCGGAGAGAAAAGCCAGCTAGTACAGGACATCGTGGACGAAGAACGCCGCGCATCCTACCAATACGAGGATGCAATTCAACAGGCCCAAGAGCGTATCTCAGATTTATTCACCAAGCTAGCAGGCGGATATGTGCAGGGGCAAAAACTCCGCTGGGAAATGTCACGCAAAACCGTTGAGGCTACGACTGAGCGGCACGGCACGCGCCAACTAAGCCAGCTAGAAGCTATTCAAGCCTTGATGATGTGGGCACAGGAGGATGGCAAGCGGCACATGATAGGCAAGGTGGACGAGAACAACCAGCCCGCAGCAGATGCTGGCTGGCATTATGGCCAGCCGTTTATTGACCAACTAGAAGCCGCTTTAACACCAGAAGCCCGGCAAGTAATGGCGTTTCTACGCGCCGAATACAACGCCGAGCATCCCGTATTGGATGCCTACTATCGCGAGCGACACAACATAGGGCTTCCTCAGCACGCCAACTATGCGCCTCTTACCGTTGCCCCACAGCAAGCCAAGGCTGGCCAAATGGTTGACCCCGTAAGCGGAATGAGTTCTAGTAGCTCAGTCCTAACGCCGGGAGCCCTACGAAGCCGGAACAAGAAGGCTTCAGCTCAGCCAGATTTTAGAGACGCCCTTGTGACCTTCATAGGCCACAATAAGCAAATGGAATACTGGAAGGCTTATTACGACCTAGCCACTGAAGCCCAAGCTGTGTTTGGCTCATTGCCTGTGCGCAATTCTATTGAGGCTAGAGGAGGCAAACAAATGCTAGCCGTGCTAGATAAATGGCTAGACGTCTTTGCTAAAGGCGGACAGGTGGACACCGCCGCAGGCTTAGCGATGGCCCAAGACATTAGCCAGATGCAGAGCTTAGGCTCAGCTATGGCCTTGTTTGGCAAGGGCTCCACGCTGCTAGTGCAAGCCACCCAACTAGGAGCGGCAAGCGTCACCATGCCTACAGCAGCCTACGTAAAGCGGCTTGGAAAGCTGCTCACTGGTAATCTTGGTTGGAAGGACGCGGTTAACTCGCCATTCATCCAACGCCGCATAAAGTCCGGCCCGCCTATCATCCGGCAAATCATGGGGCGCTTAGCTACTGCTACCGAGCCTAATCAACTCAAAGAGCTCATGCACCGCGCAGGCCAAACGCTGAGCGCAGCAGACGGTATTTTCACAGGCGGCACATACGCCATCGTTTACGACTACCAACTTGAGCAGGCGAAGGCCATGCAGATAGTTGACCCTGAAGACTACGCGCACAAAGAAACCGAGCGGATAGTTGAGCGCATAGCTCAGCCTACGCGCAAAGCCACGCGCTCCATTTTCGAAGTTGCGGCAGTTGGCCCAGGGTGGAGCACTGCCCTAGCTTTCGGCTCAGAGGCCCGCCAGAAGTTCGCTCTGTTCTCATGGGCTGCTTACAATGCGAAGAAGAATCCCGCTCAATTTGCGAAAGTTGCGTTCCTCGCAGTGGTTCTAAACGGCATAGGCTCCCACCTGCTGAAGTCACTTTGGAAAGCTCTGATCGGCAAAGACGACGACGAAGTTTTGAGCCCTTCAACGCTGGCGCTAGCTGGAATCAATGGCCTAGCTGGGGGTATGCCAGTAACCAAGCTGCTATTCGGGGAAGACTCCGTGCTTGCATCGTTTGGCCGAGGCAAGGAAGCCATCCAGAAAATAGCCAAGGGAGACGCGGAAGCAGAAGACGCTTGGCAGATCGTGCAGGCCATCCTTGCAGCGGCAGGCTTATTCAACGAGAATGCCGCGAGCCTGAAAGTATTGAGCCAAGCGGGGCACGAAGGCTCTTCAATTCTCCTACCAGATAAAAACCAAAACAAATGACAGGCTGGTTCAGCACCCTAGGCGCACAGAGTCTGCACTACCTGCAAGACGGCAAACCGCTATGCAGCGAGATTAGTGAGACGCGCTGGACCGTGTGGCTGGGAGTGAAGCCGGACGACATCGACCACACCAAATGCTGCCGTAAGTGCAAGGGGCTCTACCGCCGCCCGTCGATCTTCGCAAGAAAGCGTTTGCACGGGAAGGGTTAGGCGTAGGCTTGCACCGTGAACCTTTATACTTGCACACCAGCCGACACCCTGCCCTCTCGTCAATGCCGCGAGGTTAGCGTCCTGAACAACTCTGGAGCCCCGCTCACCTTGAGTTTTGGCGCTGTAGTTGGCAACGACTACGGCGAGCTTCAAGACGGGCAAAGCGTGGTTTTGGAAGTTCAGAAGAACCTGAACGAAATTACGATGTCCGGCTCTGGAGCTGGAAAAGTTACTTTTGTAACCGCGATTTAATGAACGCTACACGCTTCAATCGCCCTCTCTTCCACAGAAGGCCGCGCTTTAACTTGAGCGCTGCCATTCCATCTAGTGGGCCAAGCGGCCCTCCCGTAGCGCAAAACGTCCGCGCCCGGGGCATGCTGAATAGCCATGTCCTCATGGAGTGGCAGGGCTCGGGGCTGTGGGATGTGTATGAGCTAATCTCTGGAGGCTCCATCACCCTGATCACCACAGAGCAAGCTGGTGGAGGTGGTGGATGGAGCTACTATCCTACCACCACAGGAGAGGACACCCGCTACTGGGTCCTTGCCGCAGGGTCCCCAGCCCCCACCGACGAAGCGAGCTACATGGCGCGCATTTTGGGTGTGGCCGCTGGCCCAGTGAATATGCCCAGCCCTAGCGTAATTACAGGCACCAGCTCGTTATCTGCTGAGGTTACAGGAGGATTAGGCATCCCCGAGTTGTGTTGGGTGTATGTCTCCTACGCTTCAGGGGCAAACCCGCCTGACCCGCAAGCATACACTGGCAGCACTAGAACCTGGAGCTGTGCGCAAAATGCAGGCAGCGCCACAGCGAGCCTATACATATCCCTGGTGTGTGAGGAATGGGGAGCATGGCCGAACCAAAGTCTTCTTGCAGAGGCCTGGATTGACTACGCCGGATCGATGAACAGCTACTGCGAAGGTTTTGACAAAATCTATGTCGAGGCCAGTGGCTACGGTCAGACTGCCGAAACGGGGCGTGACGTGAATTCAACCGAGTGCGGATACACCCCACCCGATGAGCCTCCACCAGAGCCTCCTGTAGACCCAGACAATGACGGTGACGGAGTGCCCGCCAGCAGCGACCCCGACGACAACGACCCTAACAACCCTAACGGGCAGCCATGACCATAGACGCCATCAACGCGCTTTAACAATTCGCAGTTGCCCTAGCCACCAAGCTAGGACTTAATCCGCCCCCAGCGTAAATATGCAACTCACAGAAGGTCAAATTCTATACGGACTAGGAGGGCTTGTCGGCGCTCTGGTTTTCATCTGGAAGCTCATGGATTCCAGGCTTGAAAAACGTATAGAAGCCTTGGAAGCAGCCCTAGAGGAGAAGGACGCTCAGCTTGAAGAGCTACGGAAACAGGTGAACGAGCTAAGCCCGAAGGCCGCGCTGCTCACTCTCTGCCCAGAGAAGAGATGCCCCATGAAACCCCCCGGCCAGTGGACGGGGGCAGTGGGGAAGGCGGGCGTTGTTCTTCTGCTTTGCTTCCTCTCTTCATGCGTTGGCTACCGGAAGACAGCGAGCACTGAAACGCTAGTAGGTATCGGCATGGACGCGGATAAAGTGGAGCTTGCCAGTGGCGCCAGCATCACGGGCATGAACACCAGCCGAGCCATGAAGGACGGGGCGCAAGCCATCAAAGACCTCACACGTATGAGGCTTAACACCAACATAGTCACCAGCGGAATCAAAGCCGCGCAGAACGTGACAACGGACGCAGTCAAATAGCACTAGCGGAAATTCAAAGGATGCTTAGAATGCAAACGCGGACTCCTCAGCAATGGCGAATGGAACAAACCGCACCCCCTCCAATGCTTTATTCTTGGGGCAAGATGGGCAGTAACAGGGGCTTCACTTTCTTATGAGCCACCCTTTCCAGTCAGATTCAGTTAAGCGACCCAAACACCCCGTAACAGCTATGACCCTCATTGAAACACTTGTCTCGACGCATAAAGGATGGATGGCACGGCAGGTGCTGAAATACGCCACCCAGGGCGGGGTGTGGCTCACTGCTTACTTGAGCGGCCTCGGCTTGCAGCTCGACAGGCCGGAAGCCATCGCCGCGGCAGCTGGCACACTAGGCGTTGCCCTGCTGGAGATGGTGCTTTCTAAGGCCGCGAGTAAAATCGCCGCTCGATAGTATGGTCATCACATGGAGATTGGACGTCCAAAGTGTGCCGGAGCAATACCCGGCTCAGCTTGTCCGATCTCGCATGGAAGACTGTCTGCGCAGGCTCAGCCGCTCCACACACTGGCGGCTAAGGTTTGCGTATGGCCCAAGCTCTCCATTGGCTCAAAGGGATGTTGTTTTTCGTTTCGCCGAGCTACCAGAGCAGCGCGCAGCTTATACGCAGAAAGTGGCGGACTGGGCCGCATTGGTGAGCTTTAGCACGCTGAAGCGCTGGGACATTACCACCTTTCAGCGCTGGCTTAACTCAGGCACGAACTTGGAAACGTTCGTCCTGCACGAAATGGGCCACGTGGTGGGCTTGCGACACACCCAGAACACGCGCTCCATCATGGCGGCTCACCCGCCCCTAACAAAGGAGCTTCACAGTTCAGATGCGGCAGTGTGGCGCTCATACATACGAAAGCTTGACGGGCAGGCTAGGACAACGCAAGGGCTCATCGCATGAAGAAGCCAACAGCTAACGAGCTAGCCAAGTCCCTCCTAGCGAAGGCTTCCGCCTTCGACGGCATGAAGGAGATAGTCTCAAATGCCCACTGGGACGACCCTTTAACAAAGGCCCGCGACCAAGATAGAGACGTGTGGCTGAGAACCCGAATGCGCGAGGTGAAAGGCTGGACCCCCGGCGCTCCATACTGCGCGGCTTTCGTCGGTGCTGTAGTGTGCGCGGTGGCTGAGGAGCACGGGCTAAGCGCCAAAGCTTTTTTGAGCCTCTGGACTGCCCATTGCATGACCAACTTTCGAGGTTTTCTGAAGCGTGGGCTCATCCACACTTACCCGGTGCCGGGCTCGATCTGGCTTTGTCAGCAGGGGGCCACTGACTCAGGGCACACGGGTTTCGTGGAAAGCGTGAGCGGGTTTAGCCCGTATTCGTTGGCCACAATAGAGGGCAACACCTCAGACGGAAGCACGGACAACACCGGGGATGGCATTTGCCGAAGGAAGCGGCACCGGGAGAAAAACGGCAAGCTCAACACCCGTGGCTTCATCCACACTGAGCACCTTCTCAAATTGCTTGCGCCAGCAGGGAAAAGCACGACACTGTAGCAGCGTGTTTCCGGTGTCATGGCCGGAGAGTTGGCGCTCGACACGCTAGGAGCTGCCCCCAAAAAGGGCAGCTCTTTTTTGTGCAAATGTTTCTTTTTCGCTTGCGCCCTTCTCATTCGTCACTACATTGGCGTTGCCCAGCCAACGGGCTTTTTACCATGACAACACTCGACGAATACAAGGCCGTTTTAACGGCAGACCTCGCCACTCTTAACGAGCAGGCAAGAGGCACAGAAGACTACTTCAAAGGAGAAGTCAAAGTCTCCTATGATGAAAAAGGCAATGAGACGGCGGAAGCCGCTCTTCTTATTTACTGGCAGGGCCACGGACCAGACGAAAGCGTTTACTTGGAGGCTGCGCCAAAAGCCCAGCACTACAAACACCACCTCTGGGAATGGGAATGGAGACGCTGCCAGCTAAGTCTAAAGCTTAACGGAAGGCAGATCGTGTCTTTTGAGGACACAATTTCAGGCGGCATGAACGATGGAGAGGAGGCCGCAAACTTGCTTGAGGCCACCACCCTCCGTGACCTCTGGGAGCTCGCCGCTTTGCGCATCGCCGAGAGCGAGGAAATGGGGCCAGACTATGCCGACTGGCTCATTGAGCAGAGCCATGAAGAACTTAGCCCCATTCCATACGATGAGCTTCTTCTTCCAGACGATTTAGAGACTAGAGATCATCTTTACGGCGCTCTTTACAATGAGTTGAGAAAGCAGAACAGACCCCATAACTACAACGACTAACATGCACCCGCTAACCATCATCCTTCCTATCGTGTTTGTCCTGCTAGCCTGCTGGCTAGTCTGGACAAGCCAGACAGCGCAAGACGCCTTGCACACAGCGCGAGTCAACCGCGCAGCTAAACGCCGCCGCTTGCGTCTCCTGGACGCCCGCGCTCTCCGCGCTCAGCTCATCATCACCACCATTGCTAACACACGCCTTCCCCTAAACTAACCATGAACGAACTAGCCAAGCCCTCAGCTCTGGCCACACTTGCAGCCCGCTTTAACATGGAGCCGATGAAGCTCCACAACACGCTAAAGCAGACCGTCTTCAAAGACTGCCGCTCTGATGAAGAGTTTGCAGCCTTGGTTATTGTAGCCAATGAGTACGGGCTCAACCCACTCACAAAGGAGTTGTATGCCTTCCCAGCCAAGGGGGGCGGCATCGTTCCCGTGGTGAGTGTGGACGGATGGATAAACCTCATGAACTCACACCCGCAATTCGACGGCATAGAGTTTGAGGACGCATTTACGGAAGGAAAGCCGTTCTCAGTGACAGCCACCGTTTACCGGAAGGATAGGACGAGGCCAACACGTGTGACGGAGTATTACTCTGAGTGCAGCCGAAACACAGACCCGTGGAAGACAGCGCCCTGCCGGATGCTGAGGCACAAAGCGCTGATCCAGTGCGTACGCGTGGCTTTCGGCTTCTCTGGCATACACGACGAAGACGAAGCGCGCTCCATCGCAGGCCGAGTCATTGAAGCGCAGCCAGTGCCTGCGCAGGTCCCCTTGTTCCAGGAGCCCTCAGCGGTAGCCAAGCCACAAAGCAAAGCAGACATGAAAGCTCAGCTTCTGTCCGCTATTGAAGCTTCAGGAACAACGCTTCCGGCTTTCTCCGCAGTCTGCCGCGAAAATGGCATCTGGAGAAACGATTGGGAAAACCTCACCGGCCAAGAGCTGGCCGATTCGCTAGAGAAAGTTGCCGAGATCGTTCAACTCACAGGGGAGGGCGCGGAATGATCGACCTGCCCGCTATACAATCGCAAGTGGCATCTGCCCTGCAAATGAGCCCTCTAGTTCTAGCTACAGGCGGGAGCTGGATGGCTCGTAGGGGCCGCGCCGTAGTATCCTGGCTACTTCACCACTGCCACGGAATGCGCTATGTGGACATTGGCAGACTGTGCGGCATCTCATGCCAACTGGCGAGGATGCACTGCGTTAACATCGTCCGCGAGGCTAACCGCAACGAGGAGCTTCAGAAGCAGCTGGCTGGGCTTGCCCTTGACTCGAAGCCCAAGACCAAGACTGACTTGGAACTTATGTTCTACGCCGCCCAGCCACAGGCCGGAGAAACCTCGGAAGACGCGAAGAAAAGACTTGTTTCTTTGTTTCTTTCGTTTAACTTCTAGCTGCCAACTCAACCACCGATTACCATGACAGACCCACGTAGAGGCTTGCCTAGCGCGAGCAGTATTCACAGACTAGAGAAGTGCCCCGGTAGCTGGGCGTTTTGCCAAGGCCGGACGAGCAAAGAAACGGAAGACGCAAGCTCTGGAACCCGCATACACGCGGCCCTAGAGAGTAACGACCCAAGCCAGCTTTCCGCTTCCGAGCGGGAGTCGTTTGACATGTGCGGCAGAGGTGCGGGCAAAGTGCTGAGCAAATGGCTGGACGAAAGTCCTATTGGCGCAATTGCCGAGGCTAGAGAAACCCGCCTTGGCCTTACCGCCTTAGGCGGAGTAGTGGAGGTGAAACCCGACACTACAGCCAAGCTCGTTTTCACCGGACAAGCGGACGTGATAATAAGCATGGACGCGCACGCCTTGGTCATCGACTACAAGACAGGCAGGGGAGATTACGACAGCGCGGAGACAAACAGCCAGCTAAGAGCCTTGGCTTACCTAGTCCACAAGCACCTCAGAGTGGATTCTGCACGCGTTGCCCTTGTTCAGCCTTGGGTAGGACAGCCCACAGTCGCAGACTTTGACGCCGAGACGCTGAAGCAGGCTGGCCAATACTTGCACCACGTCCTGGCCGAGAGTCGCAAGCCAGACGCCCCCCTGATAGCAGGCGACCATTGCAAATTCTGCCCCGCGCTGGCAGATTGCCCAGCAGTGAGGGAGAAGGCAATCGGCATAGCGCATCGCCACGCTAGCGGCTTGCCGGACACGCCGAAGGAGGCACGCGCCAAGATGTTTGGCCGCGCAATGCACCTTCCAGCAGCGGAGCACGCGCAGCTTGTGAAAGAAATGAAGCTTCTGGAGTTGTTCCGTGGTGCAGTGCTCGACGCAGCAAAGGAGAAGGCCGGGTCTGATCCAGAATTTCAGCAATTCTACCGACTGAAAAAGGGCGTAGTGCGCGAGAAAGTGACCAACGTGCAGCTTGTCTTTGAGAGGCTGTCAGCTATGGGCATCGACGCCCCAGCTTTTGCAGATGCCTGCACAGTGACTAAGGACGCATTGAAGGAGCTTCTAGCCGATAGGCTGGGGCTCAAAGGGAAAGCGCTAACCGATGCAATGTCTTTAGCGCTAGACGGAGCCACAGAGAAAACAGAATCAGCTCAACAACTGGAGGAAGTAGAATGAAAAAACGAGCCGTTAAATTTGCGCTGAAACGCGCAGCGGCGCCCCAGATTGGCACACTGTTTGCCAAGCTCCTCGCTCACCACGGCCTGCCTTTGCCCGAAGCAGAGCATCGCTTTTGCGAGCGCAGATGGCGTTTTGATTACGCTTGGCCAGCCCAGAAGGTGGCCCTTGAAGTGGAGGGCGGAATTTACACGCGAGGCCGACACGTGAGGCCCAAGGGCTTCCTTAACGACATGAAGAAATACAACCGCGCCACGGTGTTAGGCTGGCGGCTAGTGCGCTGTACGCCTAGCGAGCTATGCGGCATGGAGACACTGGAAATGCTAAAGGAGATACTGAGATGAATCCCTTTCTTGAAGAGCTAAAGAAGCTCTCCGAAAAATGGAGAAAGGACGGCTTAGCCCATGCTAAGCTTTTCCCCACGCCAGAAGGATCAAGGCCTAATGAACTAACCGCAGCCCAGCTCTCGGCAGGATGCGTTTGCTCGTCGCTCCGAGTGTGCGCCCATGAATTAGAGCAGGCAGTCAGCAAAGAGGAAAAAAGATTAAAGCTATGACACCTGAAGAAGAGATTGAATTTTTGCAGCAGTGCGGATGGAAGCTATTGGGTCACTACGACCCCCCACCCGAGCCGCGTTTATTACGCGCGGATCAACAGCCGACGAGGCCGCATTTCGCCTGCACAACCATTGCCTTCCTCCCAAGCTGGAGGACGTGCTAGCTTGCGTCCCACGCCTGCTTGCCGCTTGGGAGGCAGTCGCCAATTTCCCACACCCAACCGCCCCCACACCATGCCAGGACTAAGTATCTCAGTTGAACTCGACAGCATTCAAGGATTCACCGCGAAACGCGGATGGGTAGCCTTTGACCTCAGCAAAGCCCGCATCACCATTGGCAGAAACGGCAAACACTACCTAAGCCTTGACGCCATCGAGAAGAAGCAGCCCGACGATTGGGGCAACACCCATTTCATCAAAGAGGCATCTACCAAGGATGAGCGGACGAACAAAGTGGAGCTGCCATTCTGCGGAAAGGGGAAAGCTTTTGGCAATCAGCAACAGCAGCGCCAGCAGACTGCCCCCCAGCAGCGCAGCCCCCAGAAGGCTATGCAGCGCGGAGGCTGGGAAAAAGACGAAACAGCAAACGACGACTCGGAAATTCCCTTCTAGCCATATGCCTCATTACCTAAACACGCCCACGCACTGGCAGCGCTGCGAAGTGCGGGCCATGATGCTGCCGCTTGCCCGTGTTGCCTACATCACGCCGGAGGGGAGGCGAGTAGTGGAGGAGGTGCAGGCTAGGCGCATCATCGACGCCGAGCGCTACCCGCAGCCCACCAAACACCACCTGCTCGCCTATCTGGAGGCTCTGGAAGGGGGCGCCCAGCGCATCCTGCACACTGTGGGCAGTCGCCCTTCAGCTATCTGGCAGGCTAGGCTTGACCTTGAGCACGTTGAGGAGCTGAGGAATAGCATTAACACTTGACCGCAACCCGTAGCCTTGTAGTCTGCCCTTGTTATCAGCGCGCCTGAATCCCGCCCTGCTTACCGTAAAACTCTTTGCCGCTCTGGTGCTGTCTTCTTTGGGAGATGGCGGATTCAACCAGAGCGGCCTTTTTTTTGTGCATGAAACTAGAGAAGATAGAAACAGGCTACGCGCTACCTGCTCAGATGGGTTTTAGCGTAGAGGATACCATTGTTTTCCATGAGTCAGAGGCCGGAAGGTTTATGGAAGCTCTGAACCTAGTTGTTAAGGAGGGGTTGAAATGAGCTGGGTGAAGTTTAACAGCACGTTACTCACGTCACCAAAGGTGTCACGCATTCACCAACTCGTTACGTCACGCGTTATAACGACCGTTACAGATGGCCGCAACACGCGTTACAATGAGCCCATAACGCGTGATAACATCGTTATAGGGCTGATGCGGTTTTGGCTCACCTTGAACGAGCATATCAGGGGTGAAGTGTTACACCACGCGTCACGCGTTACGGCGGATGAGTGGAGCCAGATAACAGGCATGGGCGAGGCCATGGAAGCCGTGGGCTGGCTCAAGCAAACCACTGATGAGAATGGAGCGCAGCGCCTTGTTTTTCAAGGGTTTGGCGAGCACAACACGTCTTCAGAAGAGAGGGCTAAAACGACCGCAGCGGAGAGGCAGAAAGCCTACAGGGAAAGGAAGAAAAAGGAGGCTCAGCATTCTTCCCCTGATAACGAAGCGTTACATAACAGTGACGTAACGCGTAACGTAACGGTCGTTACGAAAAGTGATGTAGATAAGAGAAGAGAAGAGAAGAATAGAATAGACAACAATACTGATCCACACACACAACGCGCAGGCGCGCACGTGCAAGAGGTCATGTTTCCCGATCCAAGGGAATACCCGACCTTGGCCGAAGTGGAGCAGTGGGCAGAGTCAACCTTGACGCCCAAAGAGTGCGCTGCCAAATGGCACGCCAGCCACGAGGCTAAGGCCAGCCCTTGGACTGACAACCAAGGCAAGCCGCTCACTACTGACAAAGCTCGACTGCGGAACCTGTTTGCCACCTACGCCACCGCATGGAAGGCAAACGCCACAAAGGACAGAACGCCCAACGGAAGCAGCTACAAAACCCCACCACCCGACGACAGAGGAATCAACTGGAGAACGCCCAGCTTGGAAGACATACGGAAAATGACCCCAGAGGAAAAGAAACGCATTAGCCAATTTTAGCCATGAGTGAACCAATCAGATTATTCAGCCGGGGCGACTTTGACGCCAAACACAAAGCTATGGTAGCAGTTATTGACGCCAAAGAGCGGAGGCTAGACGGCTTCCCCGCTGCCAGCGTATGCCCTGAGCACGGAGTAACAACTGTGCTTGACCGTGACCGCAGCCTGCACAGCGATTTCCCCATTTACACGTGCAGCGCCTGCGTTGAGCAGGACAGGGGGCGTAGGCGCGACGAATTGAAAATCGCAGCAGGGATACCGGAGGACGTGTTGAGCGCCACGCTAGACGCCTTCCAGACGCAGCGCGGAGGCATTGAGCTGGGAAGCCCAGAGGATTTTTTGAGAAAAGCCAGAAGACTAGCCGCTGGCGAGATACGCAACTTGATACTCTGCGGAAGCCCAGGTATAGGCAAGGGGCACATTGCCGCAGCCATCGCCGGCGAACGGATAGCGAGAGGGCGCAGCGTTCGCTGGGTGTCATGCAGCCAACTTTTTAGGCAGTGGCACAGAGCCTACCCTACCAACAGCAATGACGCGATAGCCGAGCGTTACGGCTCATGCTCGCTGCTAGTGCTCGATGAGTGCGGGCTGAGGGAGCTTCCAAAAGACGGGGAGGAATGCCTGTTTGAGATTTTTGACATGAGGCAGAAACGAGGGCTTCAGAGCATTTTGCTAGGCAACATGCAGCTGGAAAGCTTCAAGACTTGGATAGGCGAGCGGATACGCGACCGCTTAAACGTGGGCAGCGTAGCGTTTTCCTATGGGGCATGGGACAGCTTCCGGCCATTGCAAGCAGACGCAGAGAACCGCATCTAGCACGTATTGACAACCTAGAGAACTCATGCAACTTACCCGCATGGCAAAAGAAATCAGGACCACGTGGCTTCAAGTGCGGATGAACACCGCAGAGAAGGCCCAGCTACGCAAAGAGGCGCGCAGAGAGGGCGTGAATATGAGCAAGCTGGTATTGCGGAGAGCGCTTGCGGAACCTGCACAGGAGCATTTGAAATGAAAACCGGAGTTAAAGGCCAGCGCCACAGGCTGCACGAATGCGAGGATGGAAGCGTCCCGGTTCAGTGGCCGGAGTTTGAGCGCTACTGCGTGCTTATAGCTAAGGGGGAAATGACCGACACCGAGGCTTACAAGCAAGCGGTTGACCCGGCAGCAAACCAAAAACGGCTTTCGTCCATGACGAGCCGTTACAAGAAAATCTACGCTAAACGCATTGAATGGCTACGCGAAAGGCTGAACGAGCTAGCGGCTCAGCACGCAGATGAAGAGCTTCTTTCTGTGGTGGAGAAACGGAAGTTCTGCGCCCAAGTAGTCCGCGCCAAAATTGGCGAGCTAGACGGCAGCTCAAACTTGGTTGAAGAATACTCAGAAGGAGAGAGCGGCACGCGTGTTAAAATGCCTAGCAAGCTGGCCGCCATTAAAATGGACAACGATCTCGCAGGCGAAGGAGCCGAGGCGGAAAGCCAGAAGGCTGGAATTGATTCTCTAGCTGAACTTTTGAGAGCTATCAGGAGGAAAGCATGAGCCTAGACCCAAAAGGCGAAGCAGGCAAAAGGAAGGCTCAGCTCCAACTGCTGCCGCCAGTCTTCAATTCGGCTACGGCCAAGGCTCTAGAAAATGGAGCCGCCAAGTATGGCCCTTGGAACTGGCGCGAGTCAGACAAAGTGAGCGCCCTAACCTACGTGGGAGCAATCCGCCGACACCTCGACGCATACCTAGACGGAGAGGACATTGACAAAGAAAGCGGAGCGCCCCACTTGGGCCACATCGCTGCTAACTGCGCCATTTTACTGGACGCCCAGGAACACGGCCCGCTTCACGACGACAGACCACAACGCAAGACACCAAGGAAGGAAAGCCTATAAAGCCTAGCGCCCTCACATCCAGCGAGCTAGCCGAGTGGCAGCAGAGGACGGCCAGAGACAGGCCGTTCGCTGAGGCTATGGCAGACCCGCTATGGAGAATTTCTTGGCTCTACAAGATCAAAGACGAGCGGGGAAAGGTGATAGCTTTTGAGCCTTCTACTGAGCAAGTCGTGGTGATATGCGTGGTGCATCTGAGGAAGTGGAGAAGGGTGCTGATTCCCAAGGCCAGACAGCTTTGGATGAGCACAGCGCTAAGCGTCATCTGCCTAGACCAGTGCTTATTTCAGGAGGGCTTTGCCGCTGCCTGCATCGATAAAACAGCAGAGGACGCCGCCAAAAAGCTGCGGGATAAAGTGTTGTTAGCATGGGAGCAACTGCCCGCCCCGCTAGTTAGTCAATACGAGTTACCCAGCGGCTACGCGCCAAAGGGCATAGGCTGGAAAATCCACGGCTCAGAGGAAGCGCCCAGCTCATTCAGTGCAGGCGCTTCCTTCCGTGGTGGCCAGCTCCAATTTCTTTGGATTAGTGAATGGGGGGCGATCCAGATGGAAGAGGCGAAACGCTCAGAAGAAATCCTGACTGGCTCATTGCCAGCAGCAGAGCAGGGAACGACCGTAATTGAAACCACTTGGCGCGGAGGCAAGGGGGGCGACCTTTGGCCTATCGCCGAAGAGGCTATGCAGCCGGAGGAGCAGAAAGGCCCGACTAGCTGGAGACTTCTTTTCTTTCCATGGTGGATTGCCCCGAAATACTCCCAGACGTGGGGAGCGATCGACGAACTTTCTGCCGCTTACTTTGCCAAGCTCGAAGCGGAGGAAGGCATAAAGCTAAGCCAAGAGCAAAAGCTGTGGTATGCCGGACAGCGCAGGACTAACCCGCGAAAAGTGAAAGAGGAATATCCTAGCACTCTGGCCGAATGCTGGGAGGCACCAGTTGCAGGCGCGATCTGGGGCGACCAAGTGGCGAAGGCTCACGCAGAAGGGCGCGTTGCCAACTTTCCCGTTGACGGGAGAGTTCCGGTTCATTGTTCATGGGACTTGGGTAGCTCTCTCAACACCGTGGTGTGGTATTTCCAGAGGATGCCAAACGGCTTCACGCGCTTCATTGACGTGGATTACAAGTTAGAAATGACCCTGCCCCAGCGAGCGGCTTGGATGAAGGCCAAGGGCTACAACTACGGCACTCACTACCTGCCACACGATGCCAACCAGGAGAGGCACGGCACCACCTTCTTCAAGGACTGGCAAGCCATAGCCCGCGAGCACGGCATAGGAGGGGCGCGAGTCGTCCCTGTGACGCTGGAGAAATGGCACGGCATCGACTACACTACGCAGCTTTTCCCCTCGTTTGAATTCAGGCTTCCGGCCTGTGAGAAAGGGCTAGAAGGGCTAGCGGCCTACCGCAGACAGCCGCAGAAAGCTAATGGGGTGATAGTGGACGAGCCCGTTCACGACTGGGCATCTCACACCGCAGACGGCTTACGGACGATGGCGGAGGCAGACAAAGCTGGGCTTGTCCAAGGCTTCCGCAACTCGCCAATGCAGGTTCAGAATAATATTGTATTGACAAATTGCGTATAATGGCTAGGGTGGGGTCTATGAGCGAAACATTCACCCGCCCCTGCCCCAACTGCGAGGACTGGCGGTACGTCCCAGACCCAACCGAGCGCGAAACCTGCCCGCTGTGCAAAGGCGATCTGTATCAATGCACCGTGTGCGAGCTGGGTATCACAGATTGTGACTGCGATCACGCAGGGATGGAGCTTGAGATGGTGAACGATTTAGCGCACTCACAGAAGGGGCGGGAGCAAGGCACTGACAACACTTAAGACTAAGTCTATGGAAAACAATATCGAAAACTCATCGGCCCCTTCTGTTGATCTGCCGCGCCTTGTTCGCAAATCTTCGTACGTTGTGATGAAAATCATTCAAGGATGGCACGATCATTGGGATATTCATTGCGTCTGCGAAGACCAAAAAACTGCAAAAGCTGAATGCGATCTCCGAAACACAAAGGCGGTATCCAACCGATACTTTGTGACGAGGGTTCCTTTTATTGCGAACGCCACAGCGCAGACACAGCAGGGGCGGTAGAACATACTTATGAAAGACCTGCATACTCCAGTCGAGCCAAAGCAACTTCACCCAATGTTGCTGGACGACGCGCAAATCGGCAACATTGTCGCCTTCGACTGCCGCGAAAGAATGCTTACCGTCCAAGTTGACGAAATGCCCAGTGGCATCTTGCCAGGTCACAGACTCGGAGCGCGGGCAATCCTAGTGTTTTTACCGAAGAACGGCCATTCAACACCGAAGCCAAAAACCAATGAAGTGCCGCCAGCCAAGGCGGTTGACCCTGCGACACCCTTGTTCGGCACTTGGCAGCCCATCGCTACCATACCGGATGGGGTGGAAGTCCTCGCAACCTGCGGCGGCATCTGTAGCCCTGCGGTGGTACTATGGAGCGAGTTGGAGCAATGCTGGATAGATGGCGATAATGACGATCGAAGGACAGAGAGAGATGATTGGCCGCTTACGCACTGGATGCCGCTACCTGATCCGCCGAACGTCCAAGCTCACGGCGATGCCGGGGGCGAGAAACCAACAACGAACGAATCAAACCCATGAATCAGAATCCACCAGATAGTACCACTACGCCCCGCTCTGTTGACCAGCAGCAGGCTTGTTCGGCTTTTTGGACGCCCGCAACAACCAAGCCGGGAGGGTGGGAACGAAAGGTTCTTTGCTGGGTGGTCTGGCCGGAATGCGGCTGGCCTTCACCGCCAGAACCGATAATCGGATGGTGGAAGCATGGGCCGGAATGCTTTGCTGTGGAATCGGTAGAGCACGCAAACCATCTCGTTACGCACTGGGCCGAGATACCGGAGCCGAACGTCCCTGCTCTGGCACAGAGCGGGGGAGAGAAAACATCAACAAAGGAATCAGACTCATGAATCAGAATCAACTCAATGATGCCACTGCGCCCCGCTCTGTTGTCCAGCAGCAGGCTTGTTCGGCTGCGTTTATTATATTTTACGCAGAACGTTCCTGCTCTGGCGACGGAGGGATATTCACCTCGCTGGAGGATTTCATTCCATATCGTCGGCAAGGATGGAGCGGCACCCAAGAGGCCAATGCCGCCGCTGACGCAATGATTGTGGCGATGGACGAGGCGAACGATCAAGCGCAGCCAGCGCGAGCACATGAGTAAATCAAACACACAGGAGCCAGCCGAGCGCTTGGCTGCGGTGCCTTGTTCGCCGACGCCCGCAGCAGAGGCGAAGCGGGAAATGACAATGATGACATGGATGGCCACAGAAGGCGGGAGGAAGTGCCCAGCGTGCGGCAAATACGCGAAGGCCGAGCATCTCGGTTTCACGGGCGGCTACTCCAACATAGGAGGCTCTGTCGTGCATGTCAGCTCCTACGGGCATCTTCCTGGCCACGGATGTAATCAGTCGGCGAACGATCAAACTCTGCCGACCGAAGGGGCGGCGCAAGACTCATGAAAACAGAAACGACTACATCCGCCCCGAAGGTTGGCAGCAGTGCCCTTGTTCGGGCTTTTAGGGTGGACGTTGCAGACTGGCCCGAGGCCACTGGCATCGTCCGCACAACCAGCCCGGCAAAAGCAAAGTTTGCAGCGTGGAGAGGAGCTAAAGATGCGGGGTATGATCTGCCCTTCGCTCGCTTCAAAGCACGGCGAGCACCCGAGTATGACGGCAACACGGCGCTCATCGCTGGCCGCAACTACGATCTCGAATACGCCACGGCGGCGGATAGCCCGAACGACAAAGGCCAGCCACGGGCGGATAAGACATAGATTTCAGACAGGACGTTGCTGCCCGTTGGCTGCGCCGACTTGTTCGACCCCGAGCGGAGGGCTTCCGCAGTAACCGTATAGACCCAAGACAATGACAAC